CAGCGGAATCGCCATCACCGGCACAGTCTACACGACAATCCCGGAGGCAGCGAAAGCAGCCAAAGCGGATGCACCAATGATCCTGAACCTTTTCATTCCGATCAGAGAATACGGCGAGGCCGAGAGAATGATCAGAGAAAAGAGAGGATACGTATACAGCGCTTACGCAGAAGCGCAGAAATTCAAACTTGAAAGAGGAGGTAAGAACTAATGAGCATCAGACATGGAGTTTATATCCAGGAAGAAGCTACAGCCGTTCAGGTACCAAAGACCGGCAACAGCTCCGTCCAGGTAGTCGTCGGAACAGCTCCGGTCAATATGGCCGAGAATCCAAGCGAAGCCGTGAACGTTCCAATTCTTGCGAATTCAGGAACTGAAGCCATGGCAGCACTCGGATATTCCGTAGACTTTAAGAATTTCACACTTTGCCAGACGATGTTCGCAACATCAAACCTGTTCCAGGTTAGTCCGGTCGTTTACATCAACGTCCTGGATCCGGCAAAGCACAACAAGGAGCTCGCAGAGGCAGAGTACCAGGTAAACCAGAAGCAGGCAGTGATCGAGAAAGAAGGCATCATCCTCGAAGGGCTCACCGTCAAGAATTCAACCGGCGATACAGAGCTCAAGGCTGGCGAGGATTACAGTGCTGCATTTGACAGCGCAACTGGATTCCTCACAATCACAATGCTCGCAGGCGGAAAAGGCGCAGCAGCAACAGCCATCAAGGTAAGCGGAAAAGTCATCGATCCGTCCAAGGTTACGAAAGAGGACGTCATCGGAGCCGTGGATCCATCCACAGGAGCTGAGACAGGAGTGCAGGTCATTAGACAGGTATACCCAAGACTCGGCATCGTTCCGGGACTCATTCTTGCACCAGGCTGGTCACAGATTCCGGAGGTCGGTCTTGCACTTGCAGCCAAGGCGGCCAAGATCAATGGCGTATACAGCGCAATGGCACTTCTTGACCTTGATACAGCCAAGGCAAAGAAATACACAGACACCAAGAGCGTGAAAGAGGAATCCGGATACACAAGCCCATTCTGCTATCCGCTCTGGCCATGCGACAGAGTCGGCGAGTACATTCTCGCAAAATCTGCAGTGGCAGGCGCCATGATCCAGTACATGGCATCAGATAACGAGGACGTACCAAACCAGTCACCGTCCAACCATTTACTCGGAGTCGGAGGCCAGTGCCTCGAAGATGGAACGGAAGTATATCTCGACCAGGACCAGGCAAACACGGTCAACGGCTACGGCGTAACCACAGCGATCAACCAGAACGGCTATCGCTTATGGGGTAACTACACCGGAGCGTATCCAGCGAGCTCAGACGCGAAAGACATCTGGTTCGCAGTCCGCCGCATGTTCAGCTGGCAGGGAAACAACTTCATCCAGACATACTTCGATGAAGTCGATGATCCGATGAACAACGTCCTGGTTCAGAGCGTAGTGGATAGCGAGAATATCCGCTGCAGCGCATACGCACCTAAATACTGGGCCGGAGCTTCCATCGAATACAAGTCAGATGACAATCCAAAGACTGCCATCCTGGCCGGAACGATGAAGTTCAGACAGCACATTGCACCGTACACACCAGCGCAGGAAATCGTGGACATCATCGACTACGATACAGACACGCTGGCAGCAGCAGTAGGAGGTAACTAATTATGGCAAGCATTATTCCTGAAGTATTAAACCACTTCAACATTTATAACGGCGCCAATGCCCTCGTCGGAGTATCCGGCGAGGTGGAGCTTCCGGAGCTTGAAGCCATCACGGATACCGTGGAAGGCACCGGAGTGCTCGGCGAGATCGAGGATCCGGTAACTGGACAGTTCTCCAGCGCCACAATCAAGATCCCATTCGCAGTTTTATACAGCGATATGTTCTCCATCGTAAACACTACAGAGCCGCCGCTCCTGACACTCAGAGGATCTATGCAGTGCACGGATCCAAAGACCGGAGCAACCGGATACTACCCGGTCAGAGTCGTGGTACGAGGCAAAGCCAAGACAACCACACTCGGCAAGGTAGCCAAAGGAAAGAAGATGGAATCAGAGGTCGAGCTTGAGATTTTATACATCAAAGTAGAGATCAACAACGCCGTCGTTTTGGAGCTCGACAAACTGAACTTCGTATTCGTATTAAACGGAAAAGACATGCTGGCGCAGATCAGAAGCCAGTGCTAGATAACAGGAGGAACGCAAAATGAGTGAAAAAGTCACAGAAATCAACAAACCAGAAGATAACGAGATGAAGCTCAAGCTCAGTAAAGAGTATGACTTCGAAGGACAGAAGATCGGCGAGATCGACCTCAGCGGGCTCGACAATTTGACTGCTGCAGATATGATCCAGGCCAACAAGGTCCTCACAAACAACGGAACCGTGTCGGTTCTTCCGGAGACAACTCTGGAATACGACCTCATCATCGCAGCCGGAGCTTTGAAGATGCCGATCGAGTTCTTTAAGCAGCTGAAGCCAAAGGACGCCCTGGCGCTCAAGAACAGAGTGACATCTTTTTTATTCGGCGAGGAATAAATCCTGCGGACTTCTCAGAGTTGCGGAAATGCTGTCTAACCCTGTCGCTGAACCTCAGCACAGGGTTAGATTATTTTTTGCAAATGAACATCTTTGACCTTATTGATTTATGCGCCGATTTGAAGGAGGTGACACCTAAGAAATGAGCGAATTCGAAGTGGCGATCAAGATCGCCGGAAAATTAGATAAATCGCTGCAGACGTCAGTCAGCAGCGCACAGAAGATGCTCGGCAGCCTTGGAAAAGGCGGCCTGTCTTCCGCATTAACCGGTATCGGAAATGTAATGGAAAGTACCGGAAAAGCGCTCACCACAGGAGTCACGATGCCGGTAATCGCGCTCGGTGCCACATCCGTGAAGGAGTTCGGATCCGTAGATAAGTCCATGAAGCTCGTCCAGGCAACCATGGGATCAACAGACGCCCAGGCCAAACAGCTCGAATCAACAATGAAAAAAGCAGCGGCAAATTCCGTATTCGGAATGCAGGACGCAGCAGACGCAACGCTGAACTTCGCACGCCAGGGTTTCAATGCAAAGCAGGCAGGAGACATGCTGACGCCCGCGCTGAACCTGGCAGCAGGAACGGCGACGGATTTATCAGTTGTAACCGGCGGCCTCGGAAACGCCCTGAAGATGTTCGGCAAGGACTCAAACTACGCAGCGACAGCAGCAGACATCCTATCGACAGCCCAGGCGCAGGCCAACACGACTGTCACGGATTTATTCGACGCCATGGCAACAGCAGGACCGATCTGCAGCTCAGTCGGATGGTCAATGTCCGATCTGGCCGCAATTACTGATATCTTCGGCGATGCCGGAATCAGTGGCGCTGAAGGAGCCACGGCGCTGAAAACAGGTCTGGCCAGATTAGCAAGTCCGGCCAAAGACGGAGCTACATGGATTAAAAAACTAGGCCTGGAGATATTCAATTCAGATGGATCCATGAAAAGTATGGTCGACGTGCAGAAGCAGCTGCATGATAGCTTTCAGGGCTTAACCAGCCAGGAACAGATGAGTGCGGCGGCCGCAATCTTCGGAAAGAACCAGATGGCCAAGTGGATGACGCTGATCAATGCATCACCGGATCAGGTACAGAAATACGCAAGCTCGCTGGAAGGAGCGGCCGGAAGCTCGCAGAAGATGGCAGACGCGCTCCTATCCGGAATGGGTGGATCCCTGGAAAAACTGAATTCATCCTTTGACGTTATGAAATATACGGTCGGAGGAATCGCCAGCGAAGTCCTGAAGCCTTTCGTGGACAATTTGACCGGGCTAATTGACAAGTTCAACAACCTGGATCCGTCGATGCAGAAGAACATCGTGAAATGGGTAGGCATTGCAGCCGCAGCCGGACCAGTCCTGCTGATCGGAGGCCGACTGTTCAAAATGGCCGGATCCCTGGTGGGAACATTCGGCAAGGTTGGAAAAGCGATCGGAAGCATCGGAAAGAAAACTAAAGGCATGAGCGCACCGCTCAAAGAGGGAAGCAGTGTAATGTCCGCAGCAGCCAAGAATGCGCTCGGATTCGGAATCGGATTCGCAGCCGCAGCCGCAGGCGTGTGGATATTAGTAAAAGCAGCCAAGGAACTCGCTGCAGCGGGACCAGGAGCGCAGATAGCAACTGTCCTGATGGCCGGAGGCATTATCGCATTGATGGCAGTAGCAGCGCAGCTCGCACCGAAGCTGCAGGCAGGCACGCAAGGCCTCCTGGCATTCGGAGGTGCAATCTTAATGGCCGGAGCCGGTATGAGTTTGATGGCAATGGCAGCAACACAGGTGGCAGCCGCAGGACCTATGGCATTCGCAAGCCTGGCACTCATGGAAGGCGGCATCATTGCACTATTGGCAGTAGCCGGAGCAATGGGACCACAACTCGCCGGAGCATCTGCGGGGCTTCTCGCATTCGGCGGAGCAGTTCTGATGGCAGCGGCCGGAATGAGCCTCATGGCGATGGCAGCAACACAGGTAGCGGCAGCCGGACCGATGGCAATCGCAGCACTCACAATCATGGAAGTAGGAATGATCGCAATGATGGCAGTAGCCGGAGCGCTCGGACCTGCACTCACAGCAGCATCAGTCGGACTGATTGCATTCGGAGCTTCTATCGTTCTGGCGGCAACAGGATGCCTGATCATGGTCCAGGCGGCGACGCAGATCGCAAGCGCAGGACCGGCAGCGCAGATCGCCCTCGCACTCTTAGCGGCGGGACTGATCGCATTCGGAGCAATAGCCGGAGCCTTGGCGCCAATACTCCTGGCAGGAGCTGCAGCGATCGCAGCACTTGGAGCAGCGCTCACATTAGTGGCAACAGCGGCCATGT